GGGCAAGTATTCGTATAGAAAAAGTTTAGAAGCTAAAGGAATTGAGTATAAACAGGAGCAAGAGGAGGAAGACGAAAAGATTAAGGCTACGTCTGTATTAATTGCGTTGGCGTTTGTTGAAAGCATTGTTCAGCGAAGGGCATTGCAATTAATAGAAACCACAAATGATAACATTAAAGATACTGCTGCCAAAGCAACAAAAAAGGCCAAGGAATCTGGAACTAAGGTTCATGATGAAATAAATAAAGGTTTGGATAGAGCTTTTAAGTCAAGGTATGCCATGATAGCATTAACAGAAACCCAGTTTATGGCTGAGCGGTCTAAAAATATTGAAGCAGCGGTAATATCTAGGAATGGAAATGTTGACCCTAGCAGTATTAATGATGGCGTTGTTACTGGGAACCCTGATGTCAAGAAAGAATGGGCAGCTATCTTAGATGATCGAACACGAGGGGGGCATGCAATGGCTGATGGGCAAACACAAAATATGAATGACCCGTATATTGTCAATGGTGAGTATTTGATGTATCCCAGCGATACAAGCATGGGGGCATCGCTTGGAAATATTATAAATTGTCGGTGTAGTAGTCTATATGGTGTATAATGGAGTGAAAATGGAAAACAAAAACTTAGAATATAAAAATCTTGCGTTTGAAATAAAAGAGTTTAATAATGATGACCCTGATTACTTTTATTTTGAAGGATACGGGTCAACATTTGGGAATATCGACCGTGGGAATGATGTTGTAGTAAAAGGGGCGTTTGTTGAAAGTTTAAAAGGGCAAATGCCTAAGTTATTATGGCAACACAAAATGTCTGAACCATTAGGGGTATTTATTGATGCGTATGAGGACGAGAAAGGCCTTTACGTTAAAGGGAAAATGCCAAGGGATGATAAATTTGTTGCTGAGCGTGTTATCCCACAAATGAAAGTAGGGTCTATCAATGACATGTCTATTGGTTTTTCAATTAAAGACGCTGATTATGAAAAATACAATGGGTCTAATGTCCGAATGATTAAGTCTGTTGATTTGTATGAGGTATCATTGGTTACTATACCCATGAACCCAGAAGCAGCTATTACAAGTAAAGCATTTACACCATTTCAAGACAGCTTGCCTATTTATGAAAAAGAATATGCATGGGTGCCGTCTGAAGCATTGGAGCGTGTGCAAAAAGAACTGCCAATAGATCAACAAAAAACAGCGTTCTTGTTCTATGACGAGAAAAAACAAGAAGGGGCGTACCAGATTGCCGATATTGTTGACGGTGAATTACAAATAATCCCCAAGGCGTTGTTTTTGGCTAGTGCAGCAATTAAAGGGCGCAAGTCAGTAGATGGCATTGATGATATTAGCATGGCCGTGGAGTCAATTAATAAATACTATGACAAGATTGATGGTGTTGACAGCCCTTTGCAAAAAAACATGGTTCAACAGTTTGAGCAATTTGGGCATATCAAGGATGCGTCCGACTTTTTAAAAGCCTATGGATTAAGCAACCAAGAAGCAACTGCTTTTTTAGCCTGTGTCAAGAAAATTCAAGACAAAAAAGATATTACAGACAAAATTATTGACGCTGAAAAGAAAGCAGCAGAAACTTTGTTGTCAGAAATAAAATCAAGTTTACAAAATATACAAGAAAAAATAAAGGATTAAAAATGGGAATATTTGACCTGCCTGGGCATATTTTGCAAATTCCAGCATCTGTTATTAAGGATGCTGTGGGTAAGCCTTCTGAAAATGGGAATACAAACACTGGTGATAATATAAAAGACGCTGTGTTTGATATTATTGACCCATTTGACATGATGAAAAAAACTTTTTAATTTAAAATATTGACAAAAAACTGTGATATATTAAATATCATAGATTTGTCAACGCTCGAAATGAGTTATCTATCGCAATGAATAGAGCATAATCAATTTATTTATTGTTTTATTAGATAATTACAGGAGTGTAAAAAATGAGTGTAGAAGTAAAAACTACCGAGCAAGGAGCTAATGCTGAACTTAGTGAGGTTTTAAAAGGTTTAAAGAACATTGAGGGTGCGACAGGCGAGCAAAAGTCTAAGATTGACGCTATCTTCTCGGATATTATGGAGTTTGAAGCGAAAAATAAAGAATTGACCTTAAGTGCTGCCGAGACTGCCAAGGAATTAAAAGCGGCTCAAGAGCGTTTAGAAACTTTGGAATTAGCTGTTTCGCAGAAGTCAATAGAGAATTCTTGTTATAAAGACTCGCCAGAGTATAAGGCTTTGAACTTGGCTATGAAAAATGGGTTGTCGTGGGATCAACACTTAAATGCCGAGCAGAAGTCATTGTTGCGAACAGATGTTGGTGCTAGTGGCGGTTTTTTAGTTCCTGACGCACTTGATGAGAGAATCCGTTCAAAGATTACTGAGGTAAGTGATATTCGGCGACTTTCCGACACTTCAACAGTAACTACTAAAAGCCTTTCTATCGTTATTGACGGCGAATCCCCATACGCACCATTCGAGGGTGAAACAGAGCCGGCGCAACAAGTTGGTCTTGACGCTGAGCAGGAAACTGTTACCGTATATAGTCAGCGTTCTTTCGTAAAGCTAACAGAAGAGCAAATAAAATTTACTCCAGCTGATATTGTGGCTCACATGGAAAAAAAGGTTGTTCGTGGTTTTATCGCTGGGGAAGGCAATGGCTTTTTAAATGGTAATGGAGTAAAAATGCCAAAAGGTGTATTAAAATCGGACAAAGTGCCTGTGTATGAAACCGCTACAGCTAATAAACTTTCATTTACAGATGTTGTTGATCTGAAAGGGTCTTTGAAAAAACCCTACCATGCTGGTGCTGTTTACTTCATGAGTCAAAAAACTTACGTTAAGTTAAGACTAGAATTAGAGACTGGTGGAAACGGATTGTTTTGGAAACAAAATAGTGATGGGCCAAATACGATTGATGGCACACCTTATGTGCTTATGCCAGACATGGCTGATGTAACAGGGTTGACGGGGCAATCAGCGTTGGCTGCTTCTGGTGACATCGTTGTTGGTCTTGGTGACTTTTTCTCAGGGTATCAAATACTTGACCTTGAAGGCACCCAGTTGACGATTAACCCATACAGCCAAGATACGGAAGGTATTGTTAGATACACTTGGAAGCGTTGGCTAACTGGTCAAGTGCAAATGCCAGAAGCCTTTGCATTGCTAAAAATCAAAGCTTAATAGAATTATTGTTATGCCCCACGTTTTATCGTGGGGTAATCTAGGAGAATTAAAAAATGGATTATGATTTAAAGAGTTCAATTTCAACCGAGGTTGGTCTAAACTTTGGTTCTATTGCTACAAACACCACAACTGTTGGCAATATTATTGATTCAGCTGGGTTTGCATCATTGGTTTTTAGCTTGGTTACTGGAACCGTTACTGACGGTGATTACACACTTGTTATCGAGCATGGCGATGATTCTGCCTTGTCTGACGCAGCTACTGTTGCATCTACAGACCTTATCGGTGGATTACCATCATTCACTGCGGACACTGACGACAACTTGTCCAAAGATGTTGGTTATGTAGGAAAGAAACGATATGTTCGAGCTAGTATCGTGTCAGCTAATACTACTAGTGGTGCTGTTATTGGTGTGGTTGCTATCAAAGGCCATGCTTTGAGCAAACCTACTGCTTAATAACATTAAGTGTTATAATAGAGGGGAATATAATCGGTGGCTGTAAAAGGCCACCATTTTATTATTAGGAGTAAATTAACCATGAAAGTAAAAATTTTACAAGACTGCAAATTTAATGTTAATGGTGAAAACATAGCATTTACAAAAGGGGCAATTATTAATTCGTCTCAAAAACTAACTAGCATTGGGCAAGCAATGTTTATGCTTGGGTATGCCGAGATCATAGAAGAAGACAAGCCAACAAAAAAAACATTGGTAAAAGAAAACAAGGCTGTAAAATCAGAGGGGTTAGAAACAAAAGTTGAAAAGGTAAAAAAGGTCGTTAAAAAGGCAATTAAAAAATGACTATAGAATACAAGCGGATTGGTAAGGTTGAGAAAAATATAATATCACTAGATCAAGTCAAGGATTTTATACGATTATCTGGCGATGACGAAAACTCAATGATCCAATTATTTATTGATGCAGCAATAAAACAAGCCGAGGGCATCATGAATAGGGATTTGCTAACAACTACCTATGAATATTACAGACCATCGTTTAATGGCGACTTAACTTTACGCCGTGCGCCTTATCAATCCCTTGTATCTATTGAATATTTAAAAGATAGCGCATACACAACACTTCCATCATCTGAATACAAGATATCAGAAGGGGGTATTTATGGCATTATTGAGCAAATTGAAATGCCTACTGTAGATGATGATGTAAAGGGGGTTAAAATCACGTTTAAATCTGGCTATGGAGATAATGTATCGGATGTCCCTGCAGATATTACTATGGCGTTGTTGCAAACCGTTCATCATTGGTATGATAACCGTGGAATATGCGGTTGCCCTGATGTGGTTAATGATATTTATGATCGATACAAAGTAATTGATATATCTTATGAATTGTAAATCTAGCATCCCAGTTAAGAACTTGAATCAAAAGGTTACTGTGCAAACACGGGCAATGGTTGGTTCTCATTTTGGGGTAACAGACTTAACTGAACAATTTATTGATCTAAGTGTTTTGTGGGGCAAGTTTGAAACGGATGAGAAAGGCTATCGGTCATTTGGCGGTGCTGGGGTATCAGAATCTATCACGCATGTATTTACAACACGATATACAAGCGTTGTTACAGTTACGGATCAAGAATGGCTGTTGTATGATGGGGTTCGTTATAAAGTGGACAGGATAGAAAATATTAACGAGGAAAAGAAGTTCTTGCGTTTATATTTAATCAAGCAGGGGAGTTCAGAGTTACTGGCTAACGATGGCTAGTATAAAATTAGATCGGAGGGGAAAGAAAACGGTTTTTGAAATTTCGCAAATGCCAAAAAAGGGCAGGCGAGCAATGCGTAACGCTTTATATTTCTCAGGAAAATTATTGCGTAAAAGTGCGAGTGATGCGATTTTGAAAAAGAAATCTGGGCGAGTATATAGGTATAAAGGGCGAAGGATTAAAGCTAGTCAAGATGGTGAGTCATGGGCGAATAGAAGCGGTACAGCACGAAGGGGGTTATCATTTAGGGTTCAAGGCGAGAATCGTTTATATTTCGAAAATAGCGTTGATTACGTCCAGTATTTGGAAGACCCAAAATCTTTAAATCGTCCGGCAATGTGGCTGGCAATAGAAAGTAATGTCGGTAAAATTGAACGATATATTGAACAAGAAATTGATAGGATGTTTGGTGTTTAATAAGCATGTTTTATTTTCCCTGTTTTTGTTTTTAATATTGCTTTTTGGCTGCACAAGGCTTGCCGGTATATTTTTTGCCCTAATGCTTTCTATTTTGATTAATTTTTATGATATTATGGCAATTTTGGCTTTAGCCTATTTACTATTTAGTGTATTTTTTAAAAAATGGAAACGGTCTGGTAATTGTAATTATTATATGTTTGACTAATTGTTATTGACAATATATAATAGATATAGTTTAATTGTTTAAAACAGGACTGAACTATGGACTTAACTACTATTTCTTTGCTTATTTCTGCAACAGCGATGTTTATATCACTTATGCCGTTCTTGATAGATCTTTATGAGGACTATGGCTTGCCAGATTGGAGGATTTTTGAGACCGCTGATAAAAGAGAGGTGCGAGAAGGACAAGAAAAAGAGAAAAGTATTTTGGAAGAATTAATAAAAAAATACAATGTGCCAACAGATATTCAAAAAGAATTAGGTGTTGTTACCGATAAATACTTTTTAATTGAAAGGGACTTTCTTCCGTTTAAAGATGGTGTTTATTACTGGATTTATAGTCGTAAACCTGATGGTGCATTAGGCGAAAGAAAGGGTGAAATAACATTCTGGGATGCAAGATTCTTGCCTCTTACTTCTTATGAATCGGATGAATTAAATAAAATGTGCGATGAAGAAATTCAACGTGCTGAGTCGTTAAGAAGAGCAAAGAATATGCGAGATGGATTTTGTAAGGACGTAATTTGTTATTGAATAATTGTTATTAACATTATATAATAACTATAGTTTGATTGCTTAACACAAGGAGTTAATTATGTATGCTTATTTCTATATTGATAAAGATAATAATTTGGTAGAATGTGATCGTGATACTTATAAAGAGTGGGAGTTTTGGCTTGAAAAAAAATGGGATGATATTAGCTTTTTTTATATAAAGGACAGGAAGGTTTGTGTTGAATGTCCTAATTCTGAACTATACGACCGTTTGGAAGATAAGTATGGTAATGGGACTGTTGTGATGCATTCTGAATTTTCTGTTTTAAAATATGAAACCCAAGAAAACAAAAAGTATAACATAGTTACTAGTTTAGATGATGCTGATTGCACTGAAGACGATGACGACAGGCACAGAGGGGGTGGTGGTTATTACCCTGTTTTTGAAACAAGGGTTGAATGTTATGATGGCTATTCAGTTAAATTCACAAATTGCCCAAATTATGGACTAGAAAAAGCAATAGAGTATCACGAGTCTATTGTTTTGGATATTGTTTCTGGTAAGGATTTGAAATACATATCATAACGCTGTTATAATGTAGTATTATATAGGCATGAACCTAAGTGAATTAGTCACTCATGTACAAAGCATATTGCCTTTATACAACAGCAATCTTAGCGTATCCAAACCAATAACAGATTTAACAAAGTCCGGCAATGACGTTACGGTTTCGTGTATACAGCACGGATTATCAGTTGGCGACAATTTGTTGCTATCTGGAATAAAAACAGATATTCAAATAACAGATATAACAACCGTAAACGGTGTTGCTACAGCCACTTGCGCTACAGATCACGACTTGTCATACCCCTACATAAACAAAGTTAATATATCGTCAACTGAGGGTGCGTACAATGGTGATAAAACAATAACAAGTGTCCCAAGTTCAACTACATTTACATTTAATGTCACAGGAACGCCAGCACAATCGACAGGAACGCTACACACCTTTCATTCTGTTGGTTTTAATGGTTGGCACAAGGTTAGCGCAGTTTTAGATGCAAATAAATTTCAGTTCGTACTTAATAATGACCGATTAACGGCTGGATCTGGTTCTGATATGAAACTTGTGACAGGTTTGCAAATATCGTCAGTGGCAACGCTTGATCGTGCTATAAAGCTATATACAGATAAGCAAATTAACACCCCTTTTTTATTTATAGTCCCAGAAGGTTCAGACGCATCCGCAGACCGAAATACGCAGAATGATGCTAATAGTGAAACAACGTCAACAGAGCAATTCTATTTAAAACTTATTAACAATTTTTCGTTTTACCTATTTATACCAACAGTCAATGAGTTGACAGGCAGTAAAGCAATAGATTTGGCTTTTAATGTTTTGCCTTCATTGTATAAAACTGTAGCAGGGTACAGACCAAGCACGTTTTTTGCGAATACAAGCAACACGTTAATGGTTCCGTTAGGTCACGGCGTAATTAGCTATAATGACGCATACCTTGTTTATTCATACAACTTTGAAACAACTGAAACGATATTAAGTACACAAACAGCAAACTATGTGCAGGATACAAGCCAGTTTATGTATAATTCTGGGGATATATACACAAATACTGAAACTGTGGCATTTAGAAGTTTTGAGAATACATTTCAAAATGATAATTCCGAAAATGTAAAAGATAATAATTTTAATTTGTTGTGATATAATCGATTGTATGAAATTAAAATTAAACAGAAATCTAGCATTATATGAAGCAGGCGATATTGTAGAGGTTGAGGCGGTAGATGGTGTACCAGTTAATAGCTACTGGCGAAAAAGATTAAAAGATTCTCAATTTGATAATTGTGTAGAAATAATTGAAGAAAAAAAAGTTGTTCGTAAGAAAATTGCAAAAGATGAAAAAAGTGAGGTATTAAATGACAGTCAGTAACCCTATTATTAATATAACTAAGGCACCAGCCGAGCAGTCAATTAGCAATGCACCACAAAAGGTGTTGATTGTTGGCCAGCAAACCGGATCAGTTTATACAAGCGGTTCTTTAGTTGAAAATATTGGCAACGCTAATGTTGAAATTGGTAATTTTGGCAAAGGTTCTCAAATTGCTGAAATGGTTAAGGCGTTTAAGTCAGTAAACCAAGTTACTCGATTAGATGCCATTGCGCTAGATGATAATGGGTCAGGTGTTCAGGCTACTGGTTCTGTTGCCTTTTCTGGTACTGCCACAGAGTCTGGGGTTTTGGTTGTTTCTATCGGTTCGAGAATTAACCATAAATACAGCGTATCTATTGCATCTGGCGACACTGCAACACAAATTGGGGATGCATTAGTCGCTTTGATTAACGCTGACGCACACAAAATTATTTCAGCATCTAACACAACTGGGACTGTAACGCTAACAGCCAACAATGCTGGTACATACGGTAATGGGATTGGTTTAGAGGTAAAAGGGATTGTTGGTGGGGTTACGCCAAGCGTCACGGCTATGACAGGCGGTGCGACTGACCCAGTATTGACTGGATTGTTTGATGTAATTGGTGAAACACGATACCAAACTATTATTTTCCCTGGAAACTACGATGTAACAGTTGTTGCGGATTCTCACACAAGCACAACTTCATTGCTAGACCCACGTTGGAATGAAGACAATGCAATCCTTGATGGTGTTTGTGTAATATCTAAAACAGATACATTGGCGAACCTAAAAACATTTTTGAATGCTAGAAATTCACAGTCATTAATTGTCAATGCTCAGGGTATTGTAAATGATACTTTGTATAAGGGTTCATCTATATTTGAATTAGATGATGTTATTGCTGCTCAAATTGGGGCTGTTAGGGCGTTAAGGCTTACAGATGGTGCGAATATAGCACAGTTTGTTATTGCTTCAAATTTAGACGCAAGAGGTGGCACTCACACAGCATCGCTGCCTTACATGAACACGCCTTTAACATTGCCAGTTCTTGATACTGGTAAAGGGTGGGCTAAGTCTGAGCAATCTGAAATTAATGTTGCTGGTGG